TACTTCCTGTATACCATACTCCTCCTCCTGGAGTTAATAAAGAAGAACTAACTATTGAACCTGTACTAGCAGCAGCAAAACTTGAAGTAACCCATTCTGTAGCTACTGTTGTGTTAAATCTGTATCTCCAACTAGCACCATTTGAACTAGTAGGTAAATTTGAATACCTACCTGTACCTTCATCCCAAGATTGAGATACAGCAAACACTTCTAAATTTAAAGTTTGAACTAAATTTTTAGGTTCTACTGCTGTTAGATTAAGGTTTGTTACTGTTGTTTCATTATTAAAAGTAGAAGAACCAATAACATTTGATATAACATCTTCAAGTTCTTCATTTTTAAACTTTATCAATATTCTAGAGGGATAAAGAAGATTATCTGTAGATCCTCTTTCTTTCACTATTTCTAAAATTTCGTCATTTCCTGTATTTAGTTCTTTTCTATCAGGTTGACTGTATAATGTTGTATCTAATTCGGGAAATAAAAAATAATATGCCATGGTTAATATGTTGTTACTCTTCCTTTAATATCTGTATTAGGGTATTTTAATTCAAAAATACTAGGATCTAAAGAAGGATAAATTACTTCGTTTCTAGTTGCTGTATCTATAGGGTATAAATAAGACGAATATCCTTTTGAAGATGAATTTTTGTTAGTAATAATTAAACTCTCTACTGTTTGAACTCCTTTTACTTCTCCTATTAAATTTTTAATATCTGATAAAAGAATTGGTTGATTAATCTGCCATTTTTTAATGTTAAAATAATCAGTTAAATTTGTAATGCACTGTAGTAAAACATTTTGATTATTATAATTTTTAAATACTGTAATTTCAAAATCAAGAGCAATATTAATTATAAAAGCATCTTTTATATTAATAGCATCTGTTAAAATTCTATGTTGTTCTAAATATGTAGCTAAGTTAGTTTTAGTAGCAGTATTTAATGTTGTTAAATTATTAGTATTATTATATCCTAACACATATAAATTTAAAGCTAATGGATTAGGTATTTTATTTGGTTCATTTGATACAGGACTTAATTGATCATTTTGAACTATATAAGCTTTAGCTACACTACCAAATTGTGAGGGCATTGCTAAAGTTCTAATAATATAATCTTCTTTTGTTACAGTTCTATGTTGTGTTGAAAAATTAGCCATAGTATTTAGTCTAATGTCTTCTACAGTATCACCTCCACTTCCTCCTCGTGCTGGACGAGGATTAACACATGATACAGAAGATACTATAAAATTTCTCATTCCTGCATTTATGTTAGGTTTATTATTAAATAATAAACTACCAACTTTTATAATAGTATTACTATTTACATTAGCTCCTAATCCTCCTCCAACTACATAAGTTACTGTTAGTATAGTATTAGAAGGAGCTTGACCATATGCTTTTGTATATAAAAAGTTTGATGGATCAAAAGCTGTATTTAATTTAGTTCTACCATCTTTTATACCTAATCCTATATTGTCTGGATTTGGAATTATTTGTTCATCGGGTTTATTACTAATACCTGCTCCAAATTGAATATCTATTTTATTATCATGTCTTACTCTACTAATAAATCTTCTAGGAACTTGTTTTAATTTTAATAAATAAGGAGTTTCATTATTATATTGATGTAAAGTAGGATCATTAGCAGCATTATTTGTTATTTCTTCAAATATAGTATCCTGAGCTAAATAAGGAACTTCAAAATATTCATTATCATCTGAATCTACAATAGACTCTATTGATATTATATTTTCATCAAATAAAGTAAAAGTTTGAAATCTTTCAGGTTCACCCACTGTAAAAGTTTGAGTTTGAGTATCTCCAGAAATTGCGGATGCATGTTTTTGAAGTAAATAATATTCGGGATTATTACTTCCGTCATATTGATATACACTAGCAGTAGTAGGAGAAGTAGAACTAGAAAATTGAAAGTCAGCATCTTTAGTAAGATAAAAAGTAATTCCTTCTGTAGATTTAAAGGTAGAATTAGTTTTTACTTTTAAAGCATAATCATAATCAGGTACGTAAGTACTATTTACAACTTTAGAGGGAACTAATTGAGATATTACTAAGTCAACAGCTGCTGCTGTAGTTACTTTTGGTTTATAACCCATAGCATATGCTCTATTATAAAGATTTTCTTTATCTTGAGCTAAAGATAAAAAAGATTCTTGTAATTGAGTATCAGTATAAAATGATAGTACATCACCTACATAAGCTGCCATTTCTAAAAACATCATACCGGGATTACCTTCACTAAAATCATTAAAATTTTCTGGAAAATAAGATTGTGCAAAACTAATAAGATTATTTTTAAAAGAATTATAATCTTTATTTAAATAATTTATATCTTTTTCTTTAGTTCTATTTGATATTTTATTGTAAGCCATTTTAATTAAAATTTAATTGTACCGTTTTTGAACTTCCATTTAATTTATTTGTATAAGATACATTTATAAATAAAGTATGTTCATCCTTTGAAAGTCCTGTTGTTACCTTTTTTAAAGTTATTTCTGGTATAAATCTTTTTATTTGTTCATTTATAGTTTCATTTAATAAATCTTGATCTATATTTTGTTCAAATAATAAATTTTTAAGTCCTACACCAAAATTAGGTTGATTAACTCTTTCTCCTGGTTGTGTTAATAAAAGATTAATAAGATTTGATTTAATTTGTGCTGATAGAGTTTTTGTTCCCTTAAACATGTTTGTTTCATCTAAAGGAAAAGCTACTCCTATCGTAACATTTTTATTAAGATCTAAGGGGCTTATTCTTTTTATTCCTTGTATTATAGGCATTATGGTCTATTTTTTTTCTTTTTATCTATTGCTTTCATTAAACTACTATAATCTCTTGTAACTGCATCCGCTACTACTGGAGGCATACCTGTTGTATCCATAGGGGCTGAAGGTTGATTAAAAGATTCTGCTAAGCTAACAGGAGATTGATTTTTATCTAAATTAGTATCACCTTGAGCTGTTTCATTTAATAAATCATTTAATGTAGTATTTGATACAAATTGTTGTTTAGGAACAGATTTATGTAAATTAGGTTTACCCATAATATTTTTTCTTAAAGAATTTGAATTTTCTTCTAAATCTGAAACTAATTTTTTATTTTCTGTTATTTGGGGAGTTAATTCGTCACGTATATCTTCTTTTAAAGATTTAATTTCTCTACGTAATGCATAATCAATTTCTTCTCTAACTATTTTTCTAATTAAATTTTCAAAGGTTTTTGCTTTCATAAGTAATATTAATTGTTTGTTTATAAATATAATTTTTTTTAAGAATTAGTTACTTTAAAACTAATATTATAATCTTCTTCTAAATTATCTTTTAAAATAAAAATTCTTTCAATTGCTTTTTGGTTTTTTGAAGATTGTAATTTGTCATATACATCTTTATAATTATCATTTAAAAAAGACATATAATTTTCTAATTCTGTAGGGCCATTAGGATCAGGGATTATTTTATTATTTGAATTTCCTACAGAAACATTTGCATTATTATTTAAATCATTACATCCTTCTTCTGTTTCTAATACTTTAGCAAAAGCATATAGTTTTAATTTTGATATAAGAGCATCTAAAGTAGTTAAAGCTACTTTAATACCTGTTAAAATAGCAAGAAGTTTAAGTGCCTTTTTTTTGTATGGAGCTATCATTAAAGGAATAGATTGTATTAAAGCTTTAAATTCTTTTACTTTTGAATCTGCTTTATCTCTTCTTTTTTGTGCAGCATCTGCTGCTTTTGCATTTCCTGCAGGACCTGTTAATGCTGCTAATATAACGGGGACAGCTAATATTGCTATAGTTAATATAGGGATAAGAGTATTTTTTAAAAGTTCTGCAAAGTTTTTTATTTCTGAAACTGGACCTAATTCTTCACTTATAGGTTTAATTTTTTCTTCTGTATTATTTATGTTTTCTAAAGCATTTTTTACAGTGTTTTGTATTGTGTCTAAAGAATTTTTTATTGTTTGGTATTTTTTATCTTGTTTATTTATTCCACTTTCACTACATGTTTCTTCATTTATATCTGTTTGTAATTTTGATATTATTTCATCAGGAGTAGGAAGTTCGTTTTGTAGTTCTGATATTTTCTTTTTACCTTCATTTTTTAATTCTTTTTTAGCACGATTTAAAACAGAATCTATTTGAGTATTTATTATATTTCTTACTGTTTGTGTTGACATTATACTAATTTTATTTTTTCACTTTTTATATCTTGTAATTCTTCTTTTATATCTTCTATTTCTTTTGTTCTTTTTCTTAATAGTTGAAAATTTTTTGGGTTTATACCTGTAAGAGTTCCTGCAGTAGTCGATAAAAAAGAAATATTAGTAGCTATGTCGCTATATAATGTTTCTATTAAATCTAAAATATCTGATAATGAAGATATTAAATCATCTGATAAAACAGCAGATTGTGTAGGAAGTGTGTTATCATATTCTAATCCTAAATATATATTAGGAGAGTTTATTATAAATTTGTTATCTAAATTAGGACTTGTATCAAAATGAAAATTACCATTTGTACTAAATCCTATAGCTTTATTTGAATAAAATAAAATACTATCTTCTTTAGCATTAAAAAGTAATCTGTCTGAATTTATTATTACTTGATTACCTGTATATGAATTAGGATTTTCTGGTATATATGTCATTTTATAATAAAGTTTTATCTGCTAAATCTATGTTATGGGTAAAATTTCCTGTTCTTATAGTAGAATCATTTATGTAAGCATTATGTATATTTTCTACTTTTGATGACATAGAGCATAATTTAGGATTATTTTCTTTAACGTAAGAAATATGAATCCATGAAAAATCAAAATTAGCATTAGTAAAATTACCTCTTT